GGGAAGATGCGTTTGCTCAGTCGCTGAACAGGAACTTGGCGACAGGGTTTGTGGCGCTGTCGGCGGATCCCGAAGCGGTGCCTGCGGAGGCCCCTGGCGTAGCCCGTGTGTACTTGGCTACAGTGCCTTCAAGCTCCTTGATCCGGGCTTCCTTCGACGCAATGGCTTTGAGTACGTCCGGAAGCATGTTCCCTGCAGCCGCCGCATAAGCTCGGACTTCGGGAGAAGCGCGATCGATATCAGAGGACAGGGCTGCCTCCTTCACGGACTTGAGGTCCACACCGTAGGCATCGAGCTTCTTGGATCCGAATAGGTCAAAGACCTTTTCGGTTGCAGTCTTGAGGGAGAGAAGGCGGGCGCGTTCCCCGGCTTCGGTTTCGGCTTGCATGCGGGACTGGGCTTCCTCCCAAGCAGTAGAGGCGCGTTCCCGAAGCTCGGCATCTTTCGCGACCACCATGCCCATGTCGTCGGCAAGGCGGTACAGGCGGGAGCGGTCGCGTTCGCTCATGCCATCCATGAGGTCCTCAAGCAGCGAGTTCTGCCGGGCCGTATTTCCTTCGATCAGGGCGTCGGCCAGCTTCTGCTCGTCGATCTTGTAGTGCTTGGCCAGGGACTCGGCCGCACTCATGATGGCTTCCGTCGGGGACGAAACGAGCTCCTTGTACTCCTTCGTGGCTTCGACTCGGGAGATAGCGAGTTCCTGCTCGTACTTCTGGACTTGTTCCTCGTAGCCCTTGACCTTGTTTTCGAGCTCGGTGCTGACGGCGAGTTTGGACGCATCTGCGAGCTTGGTCTCGTACTCGGCAATCTTGGCTTCGTAGTCCTTGACCTTGGTCTCGAACGTCTTGTTCTCGTTGCGGAGTTCGTTCCACTTGGCTTTGGCCTCAGGGGTCTTGAGTGCCTCGCCCAGGGCTTCGGCATCAGGGAACTTGTCGCTGACGGCAGGAGGATCCGCGTCAGGAATGTCCTTGTACTTGGCAGCCAGGGCCTCGAACGGAGAAAGCTCGGCGGGGGCTGCTACGCTCTCGGGAGTAGCGTCTACGGGAGGTGGTGTGGCGGAGGCAGCTTGAAAAGCTGCTTCAATCGGATTAAGGATATCGGTCATGTGGTTTAGTCAATGGGGGTGGGTGCTGACTGCACGTGATCCCATTCAGGGAGCACCTCAGCCTGAGTGGTGTTGGTCTGCAGGGAGTCAAGGCGCTCAACAGCACGCAGCGCCGCCTCAAACCCTGCCTGAAAGGCATGGCGGGAAGCAGTCACATGCGTATCCTCCCCCACGATGAGGGAAGGCCTGTTGAGGTGCCGGGCTACAGCGATCCCCGCAGCGAATGCAGGGTTGAGTTTGAACTGGGCCCATGCTGCTCGCAGGGCTCCGGATTTTTTCCAGTCAGTGGGGGTCATTTGAGGAAGTCGCGAAGCTCAATCGCCTTCTGGGCGTCGTTGAGCCTCATCTTCTGAGCGAACTCTGCCTGCTTCTGGGCGAGTTTGAGTTCGTTCTCCTCCGACATCATCTGCAGTTTCAAACGGTGTTCAACCAGTTTTTCCTGCATTTCTGGTGTTAGTTGAGGGTTTTGGACCGAATTTCCGCCTTCTTGGGCGGAATCGGCTTCCTGCTGCTGCTGCGCTTCCGCGTCCGCCTTCTCCTGTTCCCGGCGCAGTTTCTCGATCCGCCGCGTGCCATTCGTAAGGATCTCGTTGAAGCTCTTGAGGCGGTTGCGGTAGGCAGAAACCACTTCTTCAGCAACGATGTCCGACTGCACCATCTCGAGGTGCTGGGTAGAGTGGGTGTAGATCTGGAGAACCATCGGCGTGGCTTTTTCGAGAGCCATCTCGCCTTGTTCGACGGCAGCGACCAGAGCATCCATCTTCGGAATGTGGACGTCGAGGTGAACGAGGTGCATTTCGTTCGGCTGAACAGAGACTTCCGTGCCCTGGACAAGCTGGTTGTTTTCGAGCTCGGCCAGCTTGGCATCGACTGGCGTGCGGGGAGTGTCGTCGGCCGGGATGTAGCGATCGGCCTGGTCGTATCCAACCAACGCCGCCACCTGATCCCGGATGAGCCGTCTGCGGCCGAGGGGGTCAAAGCCACTGGACAGCTCAGTGATTTGTTGGAGGAACACGGTACGCTGGGCCTGGGATCCAGCTCCAACCGCCCTCACAGCGCGTGTCTTGCGCCAATCAACAGCGTAAAAGGCGTCAGCGGGCACCCCGCGTTCTTCGAGCCGGGCAACGATGTCAGCGACAAGGGCTCCACCCGGCATGTCGGCCGTGTACCCTGGACGCACCATCCGGCGCACGATTTCACGGAGCAGACGGTCCCATGGAGAGTAGAACAGGGTCAGCGAGGTGACGTTGAGCTTGGAGGCAGCGTCGAGCCGCGCAGCGACCTCGAACCGTGTCTTTTCAGAGTTGGACCCGAGGACAGAGGAGGCGCTGTACTGGCCCACCCGGGAGTTCATGGTATCCGTCAGATCCTGGAGGACGGGCATAGCCGCCGTCGACATGTTGGGGATCGGACGGTCGATGAACTTGACGTTAGGGCTCATCACTGCGAAGTGCCCCATGTAGTTGAACGCAAGACTGTCCAGCGCGGCCTCGCTCTCGGGCTGGATGATCATGGATGAAGACAGCATGGCCCCATCGACCATCTGGCTCCTCAAACGGTTGGAAATCTGAAGGTGCGGGTAGATCTTGTACCCCAGCCCGCGGATCGAGTGGAGCGTCCCGTTTGTCCCGTTCCCGTAGGGGAAAAAGACAAAGGCCTGGGACATGCTGTCGTAGCGGTCCACCCGCTTGTACAGAAAGTCCGCATTGCTCCCATCCTCGAGGCTGATGAAGTGAGAGACCTTGCCAGAGAATTCACGGACCCAGAGGTGGATGAGCTGGACCGTGGCAGACTTGGCCAGACTGTAGAGGTCGTTGTTCTTGAGCTCTGACTGGACCTTCTGCCAGTCCATCTCGTTGTCGGGATTGTAGCTGTGGGCTTTGAGGATGGCCTTGCGGACCTGGTCGTAGTTCCACCCGAGGGCTTCTGCAACTTCACGGTCACGGATGAAATCGTACATCTCGTGGACGTGGAGCGTCTTGAACGCGCAGGCGACTTCGAGCTCCTCCTCGGACGTGCTCGTCTGCCGGGGAACAAAGATCCCGTCGAGGCCTGTCGAGTTGAACCGCCAGTCCCACTCGTCCCGGAAATACGAGATCCCAACTCCATGCAACACGAAGTTGCGTGCAAGGTTCAGGTAACGGGGATTGAAGTCTGGCCAGAGGCGCAGGGCACGGGAGACTTCTTCGGAAATGATCCCACTCCACTCATTGCGCTGCTCGAGTTCTCCTACGGTAGTCTCCACGCGGAGGAGGTGTTCCACAGAAGCAGTCAGGTCGATGTACGCAGCCATCGCGGACTCGAGGAAGGCTTCACCTTGTCCGAAATTCAGGTTGCACCGGAACCCCTGTCCCGTAGCCCGCAGGTGCTTATCATCGAATGGGGAGGCTCCATCTACGGCCGACTGGACGCGCGCCCGGTTGATGGCGTTGACCTCGTCCCCTTTCCGCAACGCAGAGTAGATTTCGGTTGCCGTCTTCACCGACTGAAGCCGCGAGACAGGCGGGGCCCCCGTCTCGGGAAGGTTCGCCAGCGGCAGATCGGAGAAGTTGTTGAGCGGGTCCATCGTGGTAAATTACTGCTTGACGCAAAATAATGCAAGGCGCGCTGCGTCAGGAGAGCAGTTCCCTCTCGGTCCAGTACACGGAGTCCCACCGCATCATCTGTTCCTGGAAAGCCTTGTGGCGGGTCTTGTTGACCTCAAACCGTTCGTTTCCCGAAAGACCGAAGCGTTCGCGGCACACGTCGATGAGAACGAAGGCGGCATCTGCAATATCCGGGCTATGCCCCGTCCGCGCACGGTAGTCGGTCTTGGACTCGACCTTGATCTTGACGCCTCCGGACTTGGTAGTCTCGTAGGTTCGGCCGACCATTTCACGGGCGAGGTCAGGACCGATATTGCGGAGCTGCCCCGATCGGATGAGCTCTTTCCCGACGTGCCAGATCTCGGACATCCGGTTAGTGTAGCGATCCTTGGCCGGGCCTTCGTCGATGGCTGACATGCGTCGCATGGTAGCGGACCCACCGAAGTTCACGCGGAAGAATGAAGACGTCCCCCACTCGACTGCAACCATGTCGGCAAAGGGCCCCCCGCCTCCTGTCGCATCGAGCCCCGCACAGTGAGGCAGGACTCCCCGCTTCCGGCACTCGGCAATGAAGGCTCGCGCGATCTGCTGACTGCGGGGGGTATCTTTGGAAAACACATCCTCCTTGATGGCTACCCACTCATCCAACTGGAGGACGGTCCTGCCGTCGCAGGGTCCCACGGTTCCGAAGTAGGCAATCGTCCTATCACCTCCGGCCGTGAATGACGGGTCGAGGCCAGCAACTCGAGTGGTAGCTCCTGTGAAAATGGCTTTTTGGGAGGCAGGACCGCGGATGATATCAGCCTCGGTGTAAATCCCGTTGGTTGTGCCGACCGGAGCCCAGAACGCGCGGACCATTCGGTAGTACGGGAGGCTGCGCTCTCCGTACATGTCCTTGATGTCGTCGATGGTTTCTTTCGACTGGAGGAAGGGATACACCTGACGCCCTAGCTGGTAGTTCTTACCGAGCTCCGAGTTGAACCGGATGCACTTGCCCTTCCGCGTCTCCCACTCGTAGTCCATCTCCGAGATCGTCCCCCACCCGTGCTTGGGCTCGCAGAAGACGCCAAACGCATCGAAGTGGGACGCAGGGTTTCCGAGCGCAATGAGCTGGAATCCTGCGTTGGCTGAGAGGTTGGAGTACGCGGCGTGGAGAATGGATTCAGGGAGCTCGGGCAACTCATCCGCGATCAGGATCACGCGGGGAGCCTTGATCCCCACCAGCTTGCCGACGGCTTCACGCTCGGACTTCTTTTCGGAGGGGACGAGGAGGATCCCTGTACCATCCCAAAACTCGTTAGGATCGGATTCATGGATCCCCCGTATCCGTCCAACGGAGTCGACCATCTTCCCGGGCAGCCCAGGCACCGCCGTCCAGTACGACGAGATGGACTTCCAGATCCGGCCTCGGGCTTCCCGAAGCGTGGTGCTCGTAGCAAGAACTAGCGTTTGCTGCGGGGCCGCCATGTAGTTGACGATTCCCCAGACGGCGAAGTTGTGCGACTTACCAGAAGAGGCACATCCTGCAACAGCCAGATACTTGTTCTCGCAGGCGGCGCGGAACATGTCCTCAGCCCAGTCGGTCCAGACGAACTTCTTAGGGGAGTCCGGACGGTTCCAGATCATATCCACCACGTTCTTGAAGTGGCCGAATTTCCCCAGGCCTCCATCATCCTGCGTGACTCCATGGAGGAAGCAATGGAGCTCGATCGTCAGGTCATTGGTGCCCGGAGGGAAGCGCCGTCCATACCTGCGCACCCCGGGGCGGAGGGCGTTAGGCGTAGGGATCTTGGTTTCACTGGCGACGCTCAGGGCGTCGGCCAAAAGGGGATCATTCGACTTGACTGTTGGGGGCGGGGCATCCGGCTTGGGGATCACGAGCCACGACTCGCCGAGCGGGCTGTTCTTGCCCCGGGGATCCCAGATCAGCCGCTTCGTGTCCGGGATAGAGAGAACCCCAGTGTAGGTCAAAACGACCAAACTGGGGGTCTCTATTCGCGGACGGGTGCGGGCTGGCATCAGCATTACGCTGTGTCACTTCACAGCATAATACGAGTCGGCGGTCTTTACAGAAGAAGCAAGTGGCAGTTGTGGGGCGTATGGTACTGGGGAAGCCATGATGGCCGCGATGTCCTTCTCGGCCTGGGCGGCAATGGACTCGGGGACTTCGCAGACAACTTCGTCATGCACCCGCAATACTACAGGGTATCCAGCATTTTCAATTGCTAATACCTTATCCATAAATATGTCACGCGCAAATCCCTGGGTGAGGTTTTCAACGGCGGTGCCCCTCCATACCTTCATTCGTACCATTGTTTGCTTGCTAAACAGACACGTAAGCGTTCCGCGATCATTCACGGTTTTTCCAGGCATAAATGCGATATCTCTGTAGTGCATGGGGCGACCTGAAGGAAGAGTCACAGTAAAGGTCCCGCCCTGGCTGGACTTGAGTCCGGCTTCGAGCTTGTTCCAGAGCTGGACAATCTTCGGGTTCTTGGCCCGGAACAGAGCGATGACTTTGTCGGCCTCTGCCTTCGACTGCCCCGTGACGAGGGAGAACTTGGCGGCCGACATCCCGTACCCTGCACCGATGGACATCCCCTTGATCTTGTGGCGGAGTTCGGGGTCAGTAGTCTTGAGGGGACGGGGATCCGAGTACAGGCCCCATGCGCGAGCCTGCCCTTCGTAGAGGTCATCGGTCTTGGATACAGCGTCCAGGGTCACGAAATCCCGGGCCAGGAACATGAGTGCACGGGGCTCGATGGAGGACAAGTCGGCCGCGATCAGAACGTGCCCGGGGCGGGCGCGCATGTGCTTGCGGATGTTGACGCCCAGGACCTCGCCACGGGGAAGGTTCTGGAAGTTGACTCCCCCTGTACCTGAATCTCTCCCGGTATGCCCGCCGAAGTACAAGAGGGGGGTTGCGATCGTCTGGTCCTCACGGATCCGGCTCAGGATGGAGCGCAGCTTCTCCCTCAGGGCGTTTGCGGACCTGTAGTCCTGCATGTCCTGAACCCACGTGATCTCAGGGTGCTGGGCGCACCACTCAGCTGTGTCAGGATCCTTCTTGTCGAGGGAGGCGGGGGGAGTGAGCCCGGCAGAGCGCACAGCCCTGCAGAACTCCACGAAGGACAACAGGGCACCGTCCCCAGCCCAGGGGATCCTCGCCTCGATCTCGCCCATGAGGGAAGTGAGCTTGTCGTCGTCTTCCTTGACTCCCGCGACGTCGACGTAGAAGCCTCTTGTAGCAGAGCGTCGAGTAAGCGCAGAGATATCACGCTCCTTCTGTGGCCACTTGTGCCCATGGCCCTGCCAGAGCTTGAGGCACAAGTCCGAGTCCTTGGTGGCGTACGCGAGGACTTCCGCACGGAATTCTTCGGGCATGTCTTCCCACCGCTTCCCCTTCATCTCGTCCCGCGTGCCCTTGTCCACGTCGATCCCGAGGAGGAGCTTGGA